TGGCCTACTCCAAGGGCGGTTCTGCTTCCAGCCGCGCAGACGGTATTGCCAAGAAGGGCAAGACTAAGGGCAAGATCGTCAAAATGATGATGGGCGGGAAGTGCTAATGAACTTTATGTCAAAAGGTCCGCAAGGGCCGCGTCGGTCCTCCGCACAGGCTACGGCAGCACGAAAAGAACGTGAGGCACTTGAACAGGCCCGCCAAGAAGATATGGCTGAGAAGATGCGCGAAGCGTACGAAAAGACGCAGCGACGTAGCATGTCCGGCATGAAAAAGGGCGGCTCTGTGAAGTCCTCTGCCTCCAAGCGTGCTGACGGGATTGCTAAAAAGGGTAAGACTCGCGGGAAGTTTGTTTAAGACTCCATTATGGATCGCATTCCTAAATACACGGCGGGGATGTTTAAAAAGAAGATGCCGCGTTTTGGCGCATCTGCTATCAAGAAGCCCCGTTTGCCGTTACCGCCTAAGCCGCGAGTTAAGAAGTTTACGGAAGGTGGGCGACTTCAAGACGTAAAAGATATGAAGCGTGATCCAGAATGGGAGCGCGAAGTAAAGGAAATGCTCCGCGAGCGTAAGATTGAAGAACGCGGCAGATCTCCGTACAAGGGCAATGTAAAAGCGGCAGGACCGTACATTATTCCAGAGCCTGAAAGTTTTGACGAAATGCCGTTTAAGAAAGCCTATGGGATTAGGCGTAAAGAACTGGGCGAAGGTGGTTCTTTCTTGTGGCGGGGCAAACCATATGTGGTTAAGTCTGCCGAAGAGAAGAAGGCTAAAGGGGGTACAATAAAGTCCTCCGCAAGTCGCGGTGATGGCATCGCTAAGAAAGGTAAGACCAGAGGGAAGTTTGTCTAATGCTACCGTCCCGAGGCATGGGTGATATCAATCCCAAAAAAGTCCCCCGAGCAAAACGCCGGGGGGACGAAAAACCCGTAATTGGGACTGGGAAACCGATAAAAACCTACGCCAAGGGAGGCGAGAGCCGCGTGAACGAGGCGGGAAATTATACGAAGCCCGGTATGCGTAAGCGGCTTTTTGAGTCAATCAAGGGCCGGGCCGTACAGGGTACTGCAGCAGGGCAGTGGAGCGCAAGAAAGGCTCAGTTGCTGGCGAAGCAGTACAAGGCCAAAGGCGGCGGGTATCGTGGATGAAGGCTCCTCAACAGTCCCTTAAAGCGTGGACGCAGCAGAAGTGGAGAACGAAGAGTGGTAAACGATCTTCTGACACGGGCGAAAGATACCTTCCAGAGGCTGCGATCAAGGCTCTCAGCCCTTCTGAGTATGCCCGTACCACCGCTGCCAAAAGGAAAGGCAAAGCCCAAGGCAAGCAGTTCGTCTCGCAGCCCAAGGGTGTTAAAGAGAAAGTAAAGCCGTATAGACGTAGGGGTATGTGACATGGCTAAAAATTTTCCTGATTTGACCGGTGATGGTCGCGTAACTCGCGCTGATGTCCTTAAAGGGCGAGGCGTGTTGAAGAAAGGCGGCTGGATTAAAGAAGCCATTAAAAAGCCCGGTGCGCTACGTAGCAGCCTCGGCGTCAAGGCGGGGCAAAAGATTCCCGCCGCTAAACTTGCTAAAGCCGCAAAGGCTCCGGGCAAGATGGGTCAACGTGCCCGTCTCGCGCAAACGCTGCGTGGCCTGAAGAAGTAACATGAACAACGTATCTACCCAACAAGGCTTACAGCCGAAACCCTCTCCGGCCGTCTCTGCGCCCCAGATAGGCAACAAAATGGGTGGCGGACTAGGCGGTTTTGGCAGCATGGGTGGTTTTGGCGGTTCCTATGGTGCGCCGTTTAATGTCAGCGGCTTTGGCGGCTTCGGCGGTATGGGCGGCTTTAACCCCATGATGGGCGGTTATGGCGGCTTCGGTGGTATGGGTGGCTTTAACCCCATGATGGGCGGTTATGGCGGCTTTGGCGGTATGGGCGGTATGGGGGGCTTTAACCCCATGATGGGCGGCTTTAACCCCATGATGGGCGGCTTCGGTGGTATGGGCGGCTTTAACCCCATGATGGGTGGTTTCGGTGGTATGGGTGGCGGTATTGCTGCACTGCTCGGCCAGTTGCGCGCGAGTGACTTTAATCGACAAGCACCCAAGGCAGCACCGGATGTTAACTACAGCGGTCAACTGCCGCCTCCGGGGATGGAGGTCAATCCTGATTACCAAGAACTCAAGCCCGGAGAATCTGGCGGATTAAGAGACATGGGTCCACGAAATGAGACGCCTGTAAATTATGGTGGGCAGGGGCTTCAGGGCAGCAACCCCTATATGTCATTGTTTAACATATTAAGTGGGTTCTATGGTCGATAAAACTACAGCAACGACAGACTTCAACCTCGACCTCAATACTATTATTGAAGAGGCTTTTGAGCGTTGTGGGGCTGAATTGCGTACGGGTTATGATTTCCGTACGTCGAAGCGTAGTCTTGCCCTGCTTCTGATGGACTGGGCTAATCGTGGCGTGAACTTGTGGACGCTGGAGCAGGGCACCCACACTTTGACCTACAACGTCGGTACTTATGATTTGCCGGTGGATACGGTAGACCTGCTTGACCATGTAATCCGTACTGGGTCTGGTACCAATCAGCAGGACATCAATATCTCGCGTATTTCATCCAGCACCTACGTATCAATACCGAACAAGAATGCGACAGGCCGACCGATTCAGATTTGGATTAATCGCCGCACGGGCGCGACGGGTGCGGATAACGTAATTGTTTACCCTCAGTTTACGGTCTGGCCGAAGCCCGATAACAGCACTACTTGGATTCTTTACTACACCCGTCTGCGTCGTATGTTTGACCCCGGTACAGGCGTTAATGGTCAGGATATCCCGTTCCGCTTCCTGCCCTGCATGGTTGCTGGGCTGGCCTATATGCTGTCGCTAAAGATTCCGGGTGCAGAGGGTCGTACTCAGGTCTTGAAGGCCCAGTATGACGAGGCTTGGGATTTGGCTTCTGGCGAGGATCGTGAGAAAGCCGCAGTACGCTTTGTCCCACGTGAGAGTTTCTTGGGTGGCTACTAATGCCAAACAGGTTTGCCAGTGGCAAAAACGCTATCGCCATGTGCGACCGCTGCGGGTTTCAGTACAAACTGAAGCAGTTAAAGTCGCTCGTGATCAAGACCAAGAACGTAAATATCTTGGTATGTTCGGAGTGTTGGGAGCCGGATCAGCCTCAATTATCGCTTGGTTTGTACCCCGTGGACGACCCGCAGGCGTTGCGGAATCCGCGACCGGATACGAGTTATTTTGCGGTAGGTAATGACGGCGCAAATGGCAGTCGTCAGATACAATGGGGCTGGGCTCCCGTAGGAGGGGCTAGAGCAGACGATGCCGGGTTAACCCCAAATGATTTAGCCCCGGCAGGTGAAGTCGGGACGGTAACGGTCGTTACGACCTAGGAGATTGAGATGGCTATGAGTAAACTTGAAAAACACGCGGCTCTCCCGGCGAGCAAGGCTCACGGTCCGGGTCGGGTCAAGAACATGCGTGCTGGTGGCAAGACCAACAGCGACATGAAGAAGTACGGTCGGAATATGGCGAAGGTGATGAACCAGCGCAGCCCGGTGCGTAAGTCTTCTGGCCCGAGGTAAGCATCATGAAAGAACTGAACCCCGGCAAGATTAGGCCGAACACGGATTCGACGGGTCGTAATGGCTATCCTGAGAAGGATGTCAACAAGGGCGTTACCCACATGAAAATGAAGGGTGCTGGCGCTGCGACCAAGGGCACGAAGTTCGTGTCTCAGATCAATCTTGAGAACAACAGCAAGTACCGGTCTGGCTGGTCTCCGTGAACTACAGTCAACTCTCAACGTTGATTCAGGATTACTGCGAAAGCACAGAAACGTCTTTTGTAGCGAATATCCCTACGTTTGTGCAGTTGGCTGAAGAACGGATTTATAACTCAGTCCAGATTCCGGCGATTCGTAAGAACGTCACCGGCACGATGACGATTAACTTTCAGTATTTCTCGTTGCCGTCTGATTGGCTCTCTACGTTCTCGCTTGCGGTAATTGACCCGACTACGGGTGAGTACGAGTATCTACTAAACAAGGATGTGAACTACATCCGCGCTGCGTATCCACCGCCCAACAGTACGGGCAAGCCTGCGTACTACGCTATTTTTGATAATGC